TACCTTGTGTGGGTCAGTTGGGTCGACATACTCAACGGTATGCAGCGTAGGCGACCAGTAGTAGAGTCGAGAACCATCCGGTAGCTGGATAATGAGCGCATTTCGGTCAGACCAGATTGTGCAGCGAGCTGCGTAATGAGTCGTTCCAGGATCTCGGACGGCGTTGCGGACCGCTTTGTCGACTGCGAGCCGGACATCGTTGGTTGCCTTCAGTGATATGCGAAATTTCTGTTTGAGGACATCACACGCCACGTAGGTCTCTTTCGGAAGCGCCCAGTCGGCACCTTCCAAAACTGCGCGACGCCAAGCTCGTTCAGCCTTTGCGAGCACCTTCGGGTCATCCACGAACGGGAGTACGAGGGGAACGAGCGCGCCCAAATCGATGCCGTAGCCCGCCGACATCGTAACCAACGCACCCACGCCGCCTCCAAAGCCGAACGCAAGTTTGACGACCTTGGCGGCCTGCCGCATCTGCTTGGTGACTTCGTGGAGCTGGAGCCGGAAAAACTCGGCCCACAGCATCTTGTACGTGTCGGCCCCGGAGTAGTAGGCTTCCAACTCTTCGGCTTCAGATGCGAGCCACGCGAGGACGCGGCTTTCGATGTTGGAGTAGTCCGCATCGACAAGCTCATTCCCTTGCGGATTCGCCGGACCTGGGGGTGCCGCGACGATACAACCGCGTAGCGCATTGGCTGCCGCCATGTTCGTCGAGCCGTACAGCTCCGGAAAATCGAGGACATCTTGCGGCGTAAACTTGATACCTGGAATGATGACATCGTCGATATACTCCGCGTCGAGCGTCTGACGCATCATGTTGCCGGGTTGGAATCCTTTATGAGAGTCTCTACCCGTCCGGCCCGCTCCACAATACTGGTGAGCATGTCGTAGACGGCTTTGCGGTCCGAGTAGCTGGAGGCCCTTTCTATACTTTGCGCCGCTCGCTTTAGCTGCATCGAGACGAATTTCCAATAGAAGTCGCAATCCCGGTTCGAGGCTGTCTCCGTCGAGCATGTCGCGGATAGTGGAGGCACGTAAGTTTTCGAGACCGGCTCCATATCGCTCGTTGAGGAAAGCGAGGAGCTTCCCTCGTTGGGTTGCTGCTCCCACTGCGAAATCGGTAAGTTCGCAGACCATGCCGTCGTTGCGACGCTTGGCCGACTGTAGAAGGGACATTGCGCGTTCAGCCAACTCCGTATCAAAGCCGAATCCTCTGTTGTTGACGAGTTGGTCCAGCCACCACCATTGGAGACCGACTCCTTGGTAGTTGTGTTTCGGAAGTCGGCGGAAGATTTGCCGCAATGCTGCTGTATCGCGGATTGCATACCGTTTGAAAGCGTTCCACTCATCAGGGAAATCGTCAGGGGTGTTAAATCGGCCGTCCTTTCTTGGTGCCCAGAAGAGAGGTCCGAGTTTGTCGCCGTCTTCGGTGAGCTTGCGGTCGGCCAGTGGAATATTAAGAACAGTGCCCAAGTAATCAACAGACCCAGGCAGCCCAGAAGAATAAGCCTGATGCATGGTGCAACGCCAAGAGTTGATAGGTGTGTAAAGGCGGCAGTTGCGGCTGTGTAAGAGCACACCCCGATCAAAACGCGCGTGATGGGCGATTTTAATAATGCGATCATCTTTGAGGCCCTCTATGAAACGTTCGTGGCGGTTGGGATGCTCGCCGCCGAGCAAGTCCCAGCACCCCACTTCCGGCTCGTCGTCAAACGTGTAGGTCCAGACCGTGGCGTCGCAGTCGCGAAGATAACGGTCCGTGCCAGCCGATTTCAGGTTGGTCGCGGACCGCGTTTCGGCGTCTAGGAATAGAATGGGCACAGTTGACCGTGCGAGTCAGTGGTGTACCGCTCGCCATCGAATCCCGCCCACAGTACGCCCGGGTAGGCATTCTTCCACGGCTTGGTACGGTTCATCTGCTTCAGACGCCGCGCCATCTCCTGGGTGCCGTTATGTGTCTTGTAGCGATAGCGCTCGTGGAACGGGCGCTGGGCGGGAACGATGCGCGGAGCTGACTGGAAGCCCGTTGAGGCTACGGCAAGAGCCTTCATAAACGCATTGAGGGTGAAATTGGCACCATCACCGGGCAACCGGTGACGTTCAGGGTCGTCGACAATATCATCAATGATTATCACGTTGTTCTCCGTGGTGAAGAGACCGCGCGCTTACTCCGCCACAACGGTTGTTTCAGCGCGCGGGTTTGGCTCGTCTGTCGTGCCAGGGTTTGTTGCACAGCTATCCCCTGTAGAACCCTCACCGGGAACACGACTCAGACCAAACAGTTAGAACCCAAGTAGGCTTGAAATGCCGTCGTCGGCAGCACCGGGAGGCGGAGCGTCGGCAGATGCCCCCACGTCCACCAAGCCAAACTCCTCGGGAGCCGCGACACGACCGCCGCCGAACGCTTCGCCGTGGCGCGTATGCTGCACGCCTTCAATGCCGCACGAGATGCCTTCGCCGCCACCTTTCTTGTAACCGAAGATGTTGACAATGGCGCAGCCGTAGGATCCCGAGTACGGCCGTCCGTCCTCAACTGTCAACGGCACGTTACGTCCGCCGCGAGTCTCAACAATGGAGAATCGACCCTTGGCGTTGCCTGTCAGTACCAACTTGCCAGCGCTGTTCTCGTCGCCAGGGTTGCGGACCTCGCCGGGAAGCAAGGGGATCTTGCCTTTGGCGCGGGCCGCTACGAGCATGGTTTCCCACTTGTCTTTCCAGAACAACTTGGCCGCCTCGATGATGGCTTCGCCAATCTCTTTCACCTGGGGGTGATCCTTGCCGATTATGAACTGAGACTTGAACTGCGGCGGCGGAATGACGCCGTGTTCGTTCGGCTTGGTGGACTTGAACGGCTCGTGCCCGAAGAAGTACGAGAAGCGCACAGGGTGCTGCGGGCTGTCAATCAAATGAACGCGAGTTTTTGCAATACTCATTTCCCATTTCCTTTTCCATTTTGCGGTTTGCTGATTTTGGCGCCTCGGAAATACCCGGGACGCTCAGATGGAGTCTGCTCCTTCGGCTTCGCGGCGTCAACTGGGCACATGCCCGGACGGTGATATGAGTCACAGTGCCCGCAGTAATCTCGTTCGGCGAAGTCAATCATGAGGGAGGTCCGGTACGATTTTGACGCCAAGTATGTGCAACGGGTCTGCAATAGGCAGCGGGTTAGGTTCGCGGTATAGCCGGTAACTGGAGGCTTGAAACTGCAACTGCCGGTACTCATCCTCAGTCACGCGGAACGCCAAACGGCGCCGATCGACCGGGCCGCGCCGCTCCAACAAACGTACCATCTGCGCTATGTCCTCCACAACTTCATCGAAAATTCGCATCATTTCGTCTCGATCAATCCAAACTCGTTGGAGACCATCTCAGCAATCGGCTTCACCCCGGCCGTCGTCCGCATGAGGCTCGGCGAGCCGGGCGCCTGCACGACCCAGCCTTCTTGTACGGTTTTCCACTCGTCCAGCTTGCCCAGCCGCTTATAGACCTTCTCCAACTGCGTGGGAGTCTTTAGCTCGGGCTTCTCGTACGCATCGGGACCTAGGTCGGCCACCACAATTGACTCGAAGATAGGCTTGTCAGCGGCGGGCACCGCGCGGGCGCCTTTCTTCCCCTCGTAGACACCCCAGCCGGGCAACTCATTGAGGTATGCGCGGCGCAGCCCTTCAGCTCGCAGGTTGTCGGCCCAGTCGGCAACAAACTTCACCACGGAGTCGATGCGGGTCAGTGCAGCGTCGAGCTGTTCTGCCGTCATCTGACCGGGATCGTACGTCACCGGCACGTCCGGCGCGTGACTCGGCATGATGGGGAAATCACCGCTCAACTGCTTCATGCGCGCGGCACACGTCAGACGGATGTCGCACCACTCGCACGCCTCGTCACTGGGGGTTTTAGCCGCCTCCAAAACATCAGCGGACAACGCCTCTTTGTTTATATACAGGTTGTAAGCTGCCACGGCGGCCGGGCGGATGCTGTCGATGTACGCCCACAGCTCAGCCGGGGTGAACTCCGCCGTTCGCAGGTTGTCGCCGAGCTTGGGCTGCGAGATGTGCAGGCGCACCTTGACGAAGATGTTTCTGTGCGGGTCCAGCTCCGCCAGCAACGCCGTGGCGTAAATCTTCAATTGGGGGGCATCCGGTGCCACATAGGTGTAGCCAAACTTCTCGTCGAGAATCTCCAATGTTCCGTCGTATAGGTGGATGGCCGCTACGTCGACTGTGCCGCCCTGGCCGGGGATACCAAACAACGGCTCGGTACTGACCCAACGCTCGTAGGTTTGGTCGCCACCCAATGAGCGGATGTGTGACAGTGCCGTGTTGACGTGGTCACAGAACTCGGAATCTATCGGGAAGGAGAAGCCGTCCGCTTGCGCCAGTTCACTCGACTCAATTGCCGTCATGTGTTTGTCAGGATTGTTGAGGATGTGCTCAACCAGTTGATGCTTGGCGGTACCCAGAGCTGCTGCACGCATGCGCGGCCCGGTGCGGTCCTCCACTATGTCTTTACACGCGGCAAGACTCGCGGTGCACAGCGTCCAGCGTTTGGCGCCGGAAGGGCTCAGAATAGAATGGACCTTCTCGTCGCTCATACACGGGCCTGCTTCAGTACGATGACAGCCCGCTGCCAACGGGAGCGCTCCTGCATCATTGCTTTCAGGCGCTCCTGCGCGTTGTTGAATTCGTTCCTCGTGTTGGCGACAAGGTTCTTTTGACCTTCTATTTTCTCGTCCATCTGTGCAACGGCGGCTTGTGCCGCTTCGAGTGGTGATGCCATGTTGTTCTCCAGAACAGTTTGAAGGGTGGCCGCCGTTAGGTTGGCTTTCCACATCGCCGCCCTCGCTCCGCTGCCCCGTGTGGTTGTCACAGCGTTATGGTGCGGCCACCCATCAAACTATTCTGCCCATCTCCCGCGCGCCGCTGGGGTTCATACCACTACACCCCTGTATGGAGCGGCGCGCGGGCGGGACTCTGTACGGCTCTGTGCTGTCCTTCCCAGCATGAGTGAACCCCGGTTTCCCGTGACTCAGAGCCGAACTCGTCAGCCCAAACCCCGCGCGCCGTCTATCAGGATGCACTTTTTCCCTGGTAGGCTAGTGCGGCGCGCGGGCGGGACGCTTTGCGGGGCTGTGCTACCACTACACCACTGCGGATGATTACGCATCTGCAGGCCGGGCTCGAACCGGCGCTTTCCCCTAACTGTTAACCCAAACCCAGGAGGTCGCTTGTATCGACCGGGGTCTGAGGCTTGCCAAGGAGACGATCACGGAACAGCGACAAGTCTTCAACCTTGACCTTGCCAAACTCCGTGGCGCCAAACTCATCGAGCAACGCGACCAACTTCTCGCGGCCGTGCTTCTTGGCGAAGTCCGTGAATAGGTCCTTCAGCGCCAAGTGAGTCAGCGGGCCGCTAGCAACTGCAGTGGTCTGCGCAGCTACCGCAGTTTGGGCAGCTATAGGGGCCACCGATGCCGCAAGCACATTCGTCTGTGGCTGGGCCGTTACAACAGTCTGTGTTGCAGTCGCAGCTACTTGTGCAGCCTTTTCTGCATTCGACGGACGGCCCCGGCCACGCGGTGCTTCCCCCGACGCAGTAGCTCCGCCGCTAGCGGCTACTGCCATGAACTTCTCCAGGGCTGCGCTGTGAGTGTTCAGCGCCGCAGTGTGTGCGTCGAGCGACGCTTGAAACTTCAGCAGGTCCATAAAATCTCCGTGGTGAATTGTTGAGCGTTACGTCGCAGTGCTGTTGTCGCACTTAACCGTGGCGACTATTCTACTCGCTTCTGGAATGGGCTGCAACAGTGACGCCATCACAGAATCGTTCAGTGCTTCTGGCGGCACGGGGTGCAGGTTACCCTGCGCATCCGTCACCGCAACAGCTACGATCTTTCCGCACTGGGCAATCAACAATGCCGCGACGGGCGGAGCGGCCTTAACAGGCTCTTGGGCGCGGGCGTAGGGGGCAAAAAGTAAATCAATGGCCAGGATAATCAGGGTAGCGAACAGAACGGCAAGGCCACGGCGGGCGGCAGTGTCTTTCAACATAACAGTCTCCTAGTTGGGTTTGGCGAGTCGGGCGCCTTCAAACTTGCCACCGCAAGCGAGTACGATACGGGCCTGCGCCATGCGCAGTGCATCCACGAAATCCTTACCCTGTGCACGACCTTCGCCGGTCACGGAGCAGACGAATACGAAACCGTCTTCGTTCTGGAGTGTGAAATGCATAGCAATGACGCCTTGCTCGTTGGGCTCATCGACAGTGGTATTGAGGCAGGTCCAGCGTGTCTCCGCTGGTTGAGTGGTGAGTTTGTTTGGCACGCCTCAACTACAGCACGAAAAGCCCCGAGCCGTCAAGCTCGGGGCTAACAAGTGCCAGGGCACTAGCCCGTAGGGGTATTCCAGAGCCAGGATATTCCCGCTGCGAGACAATCCATCTCCGCTTCGGTCGCCTCTATTGGCCCTTGCATGTGGCGCCGGTTGAGTGTTCGCAGGCGGTCCAACTCGGCCTCTAGCTGTCTGTACGCTGTGCGAGCGGCCCGGAGCAGACAGCTTTTCGCTTCCGCCCCCAGCGGCTCCGGACCGTCCACTACTTCGAAATTCACGACGGCGCGCTCAATTGACGGGCCACCATGGTCTCAGTCGGGATGAACACCGTACTCTTGAGGCGGAACGGCTTGTGCTGGGTCATCGCTTCCTGGGCATCCCGGGTTGGCTTGTTGCCTCCCAGGTTGAGGAGCTGCGTCGCCAACTGCGCCATGAGTAATTCCAGCTCGGCACGGGCCGCGATCGGGTCATTGTCGATCAGCTCCAAGGCTGCGGCCACTGCCTCCTTACCGCGCTCTACCAGCCTGCGCCGCAGCACGGCCGGTGTGGGCGGCCGGGGCGGGATCGACACCCTGAGCTGAACCCGGAGCAGTTTGGCGGCGCTCAACGCCCGCAAATCGTTTCCAGCCCGTACGTAGGTCCTCACGTCCCGAACTATGGTCCTGGCCCAGTTGGTCGCGGCATTGAGTCGCTTGGCGCGGTCCGGCCCGGAAGGTGCCAGCTCCTTGGCCTTTTCCATCACGACGGCGTAAAACCGCTCGTTGACGGCCGCTACTATTTTGAGATGCGCGCCGCGCTCCTCCTGGGTGAGGCGGGCCGCCCGTGCGTTGCGCATCCTGGGCGAGCCTCCCAGGTCGGTCTGTATGTCTCCAACAAGCAGACGTAGGTACTCGGTTTTCCCCACTTCGCTATCGGCGTCGGCGCCCAGGATCTTTGCGGTAACACTCTGAATCGCTGTAACCGTAGTCATTTCAAGATACTCCATTGGTTTGTTGTGTGGCCGAGTATCTATATGCAGGTCCCGTGCCAAGGTATTAGGTGGCTTTACGACCACTCAACGCAACGCGCCGCAGGCATTTTCTGCACTGCGGCGCGCGGTTTTACAATGTTGTTAACTCAGGTTAACCAGGAGGCAGCCCAGGCCACCCTGCACCCAGCGAGGATTGAGACTGCGCCGTCTGCGCTTCGGCCACCATGCCGTTGTAATACGCACTGTAGCCGTTTTTATCCGGCATCTGCGTTTTAACTTTCCCCTGGCCGCCGTCGAGCTTCATTTCAAGCTGCGCCACGCGGTCGAGCAGGTAGATCACGGCAGTTGCAACATGGAACGGATGGTTGGGGCGGCTGCGCGGAATGTCCGAGTATTTTTTGACCGCTGCGGATACGTTGTGCCGGTGCAGTGTGAACGAGTCGCTCACCCGTGCAGTCTGTACCTCACTCGCCAGTGCTGACGTCGTATTCACTGCTTTGGCTAGCGATTGGCGCAAGCTAGTGTTGTCAGCCCGCTCTGACTGCAACAGCTTCAACGTCTCGGTATGCTTCTTTCGCTCTGACTCCAACTGGTCTATGAGGTCGTTGCGCTCCCCCAACCGACTGAATGCTATATTTTCCCATTTCTGGCTATTTCGTATAGCCTCAGCCAGCTCGTCACTGAGTCGCCTACGCGCAGCTACTTCATTCTCGTATCGTTGTTTACACTCACATTCACACATGTTTGTCTCCTCGTTGTAGGCGTTGTTGAATACGTCAGCCAGTTCTCGGCCTAGCCGTTCGGGGGTTATGGGCATCAGCGTCGGGCCGTCCATCGGTTGTAGTGGAAAGTACAGAAGTAGAAGATCGATGCTTTGCGCACGGCTTCGCGTCGGCACATCCGCCCTCGTACATTGTGCTCGCAGCGGCTCACAGCTTGGCCCAGGGTTGGAATGCGAAGCCGATGTCCGTATTGGGTTGGTCCTGCTGAGCGATGCGCCAGCCGATCCAGAAGTAGCGCAGCGTGGGGCACGGCACTGTCCCCGTACACAGCTTGCACCGACCCCAAGGGAACTTCAACTCGAACCGGTAGCCGTAGCGGGCGACATACGGACCCAGCTTGCGGTATGCTGGCCACATGTCGTACTCGTAGTCCGCAACCAGCCAGTCAGCTCTGGGCGTCGTCACAACCACATCTTTGGGGTCTCGCATGTCCATACCCAGGAATGGCAGGCGACGCGCGTTGCCGACGCTGTTGCGCCATGCGCTCCAGACGAACACCTTGCGCCACATAGACCAGCGCTGTGTGGCGTCGAACCATGCCGGATTTTTCGGTGCGCCGCCAACGCCGTCCGGGATGGGGTCACCGTCAACGCCGTCCTCGTCGTTGTCCCACAGATAGAATAATCGCAGTCCGAACGGTGCTGGGAAGTGCAACAGCCCCTTGTCGTCGTGACTGCGGTACTTCGAGATGTGCTGCATGTACAGTGCCAACACAGCTACCAGCGGAACGCCAACGAGCATCAGCGGCAACATAACAGCCATGTAGAGCAGCCAGATGGGAACGCCGAGCAGGGTGCGAAGGATGAAGCGGGTCATTTGTATTTTCTCCATAGGAAGAAGATTAGTGCAGCGGTTGCCACACCTTTGATAGTTAGGTCGATCATAACAGCAATGTGGTGGAGAGTCATGGTCCGAAGTGCCTCTTTAGCACCCTGATGTTGGCGATGCTGCCGATTATCGTATCGCCCATGATGAAAAACTGATCTTTAAAGACATAATCCGCGTAACCGAACCGCCCGGCAAGCCAAGCGTCCATCTCACGGCGGAACTCGGGCGCCAGTATGGATGTGCCGTCCGCGTGTTTTATGTCGCGCACCGCGATCTTCTGCGGCGCGGGCGGGGCCTCTATAATCTTCATACCACCAAAGCGGTTCATAAACGGCGTCACCAGCCCGCGCGGGGCGGCACGCTCCAGGTCTCGGCGTATGTCGTCGAGCTTCTCGAATGTTAGGTTACTCATGTTGCAAGCTGGCGATGTATTCCCGTAGTTGCTGCCCCTCTTGAACGGATGCCACGCCACGGCAAACCCGGTCAATCAACTCGCTATTTTCATTTGAGGACGGCACCCAGCGCGTTTGCTCGCTGCCATCAACGCAGACGTGCTCAGTTCCGTGCTGAGGGCAACCCTCATCGACACATAGTTCTCCGGCTTTCTGCGAACTACGTTCTAGACGTTTGATTCGCTCGTACAGCAGTATCGCCAATTCAGCGGCGCCGAATCCGGCGCGCTCGCAGATGCGCTCGTGTGACTGACTGCCGTGCCCCTGGTCTGCGTATTCCTTCCACGCTTCGGCCGAAACGTCCCACGGAACGGATTTCTCCAAATGAGTTTGGATCGGAGCCACCTTCAACGGTACGCCCGCACCGTTCTCCCATCGGCCGTTATTGAAGTACCACCTCATCGTGGTTCTCCGGCTTTCTGAGCGTTCACTCGTGCATCCCATGCGAGACTGACCGCGTGCATGAACTGATCCTTGTGCATTCCCGATAACGCCGCGTTGGTCGTTACGCCGTGGATGAAGTCGATTTGCCCTTGGCGAAGGCCAGTGAGTGGGCGGCGTTCTCCCGTCTCGTGAGAGCCACGAAGCTTTTCCTCCATCGCCATAAACGTGTGGATGAAGGAATGCATCAGGTTTTCCGGGCCACCGCCCTCACGCACGCGAATAGTGTGCGGGCAGCGCTCCAATAGATACTGGGCGTTGTTTTCCCAAGTATCATCGGTCTCATTTGAGGTGAGCGCAACAGGTCGTGCGCGCGCACAGTCTATGCACTCTGTGTCAATAGACCCATGAAAACACGTCACCCATGATTTATTTACCACGTCGCAGGTCCTCCCGTGCAGCTACGATTCGTACCTCACACTCCGATTGAATCTCGGTCAGCATTTCAACCCAAGCGGCTATTGGGAGCGGTGCCGCCCCTGCACGATCGATAGCGGCCATAATCCGCACGACCTTGTCAGAAGTATTCTCATCCGATGTGACCGACTCACCCATTGTAACCGCTCCTGTTACGTGTCTTATTGCCGCGCGCTGTGTTGACACTTCGGGTGACTTCTTCGAGATGATCGGGACGAATGCACTTGGTGTTGAGACACTTGTGGTCCAGAGTGTAGCCATCGCGGATTTTACGCCCGGTCGCGAGTTCCCACAAGACCCTGTGCGCTCGACATGCAGCGCCGTCGACCTTTATCTTCGCGTAGTGCTTATTGCAGCAGCTCGCAGTCCACACCCAACACGGCATTCCGCCCCACGAGGTGACACCCAGCACGCATTTGCTGAGTATTCTGTTAAGCAGCTTCACCGACGTTGGCGACGGAAGGGTGCTCCCAGATGTCAGTGCGGTAGTTGTAGACATAACCTTGGTATTCCAACTGTTGAATCGTAGCGATGCGATCTTCAGCCATCGCCTGGATGTATATGTAATATTCGATTTTCGGGTTAGTAAAGTCGTCCACGTTTGGCCTGCATCGGTTTGTTGATGCGGGCCATTGTAGGCTCATAGAACCAGGCGGCGCTGTGATCCAATTCGCGGACTGCTATCCAGCCGCCCGGGTATGTAAACCTGACATACTCCAAGTAGTGTTGGAGCGCGTGGTAGGCTGAGGGTGTCATAATGTCTTCCCCGGATACCCGGGCGGCATCGCCTCCCCTTCTTCCAGTTGGATGAGGTACCGTCGTGGACGAATCGCGTTGATCCGGGACAGCTCCTCCAGATAGGGTTGCGCAGCCTTGTTGTACGCCTCTTGCAATTGGCGGAGCGCCTCGTGTACGTAACGTGTGCGCTCGTCTAACACCTCGTTCGGTTCGAAGCCTGAGTCGAGTATTTTCATCTTCCCTCCAAATATTCGAGGAAATCCAAGTCATCGGCACGGTCCCAACCTTCGGGCCGCTCATCCCGGTGCAGGTAGTCGCCTCGCTGCACCAGTACCGTTTCAGGGTTCACCACGGGTGGCTTGCTCGGTGGTGCAATGCCGGATGCGGGGAACGTCTGCGGAAGCAAGCGGACATCGCGGCGCTTCATGATGCCCGCTCCAGGGGTATGCGGTCCGTATAGGCGAACCAAGCAGTGTTGTCTAACACCCACTCGTGGGGGCGCCCCGCCGCTATCTCGTCTATGGCCTTGTAGTAGCGGACGCTGACAGGAAACTCGCTGGGTCGCGTCCGTACGTCATCCCGCGAGGCCGGACCTACAGTGGCCAATTGATCAACCAACATGAGCTGTGCCCATATAGCCAACTCTTGAGGTGTCATGGGAATTGCTCCATAGGTTGACACAGGGCGCAGCCCGGTGAACCACAAAGCAAGCGATCGTAAGCGTTTATGGCGTCCAGCGCACGGTAGTAGCGCGCAGAACGGCAGTACGAGATGGGGTCACGCTCTGTTAGGACGCGGAGCGCGGGGGTGTCATATTCAGCATACAACGGACTGATGGTCCACCACAGTCTGACACCGGCTCCTGGCATAAAATCGGGTTTCATGGGAATTGCTCCATGTGGTTGTGTTGACACCACGCACATTGCGGCTCACCGCAAACCAAGCGATCGTCAGCGTTGATGGCGTCCAACGCTGCGTAATACCGGTTGGCTTTGAGCATGTACCGCATCAATCTAGATCGACGCACCGGTGCAGGCCACCGACCGTGAAAAGCGACGATCTTGAACATCAACGCGTCGTCGATGATGGTGCGCCACAACCTGACACCGGCTCCTGGCATAAAATCTGACATGTTATTCCTCCTAGTAGACGGTGCCCCGCCCTCAGACGGGGCACCGAGTTAGTTTAGCTGATTACCCTCGCGGGCACCCTGTATGCCATGGAAAACACACATCAAAATTGATGCGGTTGAATGGCGGACTGCCATGTTCCATGAACAACTGGTTTAGCTGTCCTTGCGTCATCACTGACGCTTTGCCAAGGTCAATCAACATAGGTCTAACCTCCTATTGGTGCGAAATGCACCATCGAGCCCGCTGCGATGGGCTCTGTGGTTCACTTCACTTCACTTCACTTCACTTCACTTCACTCAGAACACGGGCGTGGGTGTTCAACTCCGCAGTTATGTAGGAATAGTTGACGGTCGAAAACTGGAATCTCCTGCTGCATGTGGTCTGCAATAGACTCCACAGCGTCCAGCCAGCCGATGTACCAATCATTACCGCGATAACTTCCGCGCAGGGGGCGCACGGCCTTCAGTGCCCTGGACAGAATCTCATAGTCACGTCGTCTCAATGGAAAGCCCTCCATAAACAGTATGCCGCTGCAAACACCGCGCCGAATCCGATGGCGGCTACCAGCCCACTGACAAACGCTTCACACAGTCGCATCGCCCGCCCTCCAGTAAACTCGACCCCACATGTCGATCTGCGCGGCGGCCGACAGTCCCTTGGTCTCCGCTACGCGACGGCGCTCTGTGTACAGATGCTTGGCCGCGCGGTCCGCGTCCCCTCGTACCTTGTCCAGCTCCCAGCTCGTCAGCGGGGCTTCACCTTGTAGGCGACTCATTTGCTCATTTCCTCTGTGCGTATCAGATACGCCTGAATGCCGCGATCGAATGGAGTGCGGTCGAAAGGGTTGTCACATCGCGCCCACAGCTCGGCACGGCTGTACTCATGTGTTTCAAGCGCCCACGTCGCGAACTCGACGCCTTTTGCGTAGGCGCGGGCCGCTGCCCGTTGGCCACGCTGCTTCCACCAAGTAGAAAGGCTCATACACATTCCGGATGTACGCAGATGCTGCCGGGGAACCAGTTGCACGAAGGTGCGTTCCGCTCCCGCGTATACAGCCGCTGACGCAGCTCCCGCGCGTCCGCAGTGTTGTAGGGATCACAGCCGTAGTGATTGGGCTGGCCGTTGACTACGTGCCTGGGAGCGGTCGGGTTGTTGCTCTCGCGGTGAAACGGATAGTTGTCGCGTGACATGTTATTCCTCCAGCCTATCTGCCAGGATGTGACCCAACTGTTCGGCCCGTGCATCCCCTTGAAACGGTCCGCTCATGCCTTTCAGACGCGCTGTGAAGTAGTCTGTGAGCGCCTGTGCGGCCGCAGCGTAGTCGTGCACTTGAATGGAGCGCTCTAGGAGTTGGAGTGTTGCTAATGGGTCCATGTTTAAATCCTGCTCGTTGGTCAGTGATTGAGTCGATGTGTGGAGTATAGTGCCTAGGCACTCGGCGGGGAAGTGAACCGTGTCACAACCTCACTCGACAACCCTTCGTTGCGTGCAATCACGCTTAAATGTCTTGGCCAGAGGACTACAGGAGAGCTGTCATGGATCTGCTGCAACTCAGACAACAAATGGGTGCGCGGATCATCGAGCATAATACCCAGAGCATCCCGAACCATAGAGGCCGCGCTTGAACCCTCCAAACCTATGGTGGCGCCCTCCATGCCCTGTTCATATTCGCTGTCGTCAATACACGCGCCCACGGCACATTTCCGTGTCCCGTCGCGATACCTGCACGCGCCGGTATCGTCGATGGCCTTCGCGTTCTGCGTCAGCAAGTGGGCGGCCACGTGGTCGAATATGGCCTGTAGTGTCATGTTGCTCAGGTTCACAGTAAGCTCCAATTGGTGTGGGTGGGCATGATAGTCACGGGCTGACAGTTGACGTAACGCCAGTAGGCGACTTCAGCTATCAAAACGTTGAAACGGATGTCGAGGCGAATGCTCACTTGCGCTGCTCCTTCTTTGTTGCGCTGTCCCATGGTCCGGTATGGCAATTCGGCAGTGCACAGCACTCATAGCTGAGTGCACCCCGCAACGTTACCTTGAGCACTTGTGCACCGCAGTCTGGGCACACGCTGTCGGGCAGTTTGTTGCGGGTTATGGCGATGCGCTTCGTCACCGTCGCTGCTCCTGTGGGTGCTGGCCAGACCCTTTGCACTTTGGAATCGTGCTCAAGGACAACCGCGTCTTATGATTGGGAAACTTCCCGTCTTTCCGCAGCTTGAGGCTACGCGCGCAATGTTGGCACGTGTCGGAGTTCACCCGACCTTCCTCCACTGCAGGGTTGCCAGATGCGAGGCGCGGGTGCATTCGTGGAACTGCATGCGGGCCACAGCGACGGCTGGCGTGTCGTACGGGAATAGCCGTTCCTCGAACTCGAATCTGTGCAGGACTGCATTGCGCCCGCAAGCGGCCTTCAACTCGGCGTGGAAGATCGCGTCCGCAGATAGCGCAGCGTAATAAAACAAGTGGATGTGGTTGTTCACGTTAGATCCCCGTGCACGGTGACTTCACCTCGTCACGGACAAGTTTGGCCGCTCGTACGAGCCACTCGGCGCGCTTTTTGGTGCCCAGGGGCATTAGAGTGATTGCCTCGTTAAGCGCCGCAATCAACGCCTTATCGCGGGCGCTCATTTCGACACCGTCTTGCGGTGCCACTGTCAGCAAGGTGATGTGGTTGTTCACGTTAGATCCCCTCGAACGCGACTGCAGCCGAGTCGTCTATGAACGCGACGCTCTCGCCACCGTCTTGCGGTGCCACTGTCAGCAAGGTGATGTGCTCGCTATCTTTAGCCATCCAGGTGGCGGTGGCCTCGGGATACATCCGTGCCGTCTGTACGATCAGTTCAGCGGGTGTGAGGAAGAATCGGGAAAATCTGCTCATGGGGTTCATCCTGCTCGTTGGTCAGTGATTGAGTCTATGTGGCGATAGTAGTGGCTAGTGCTGTGCGCGTCAAGTGATGCGTGTCACAGTCTCAGCCGGTCTGCCGATCGCGGTCCGCCAGGAACTCGGGCAGCTCCTGCCACGAGACGGTGAACCCGCCGCACGTGACGCTGTCCCAGGCCGCGTTGCTCAGGTCCTGGACGTAGCTGCGGTCCGTGGTCTCGATCATGTGACTGTGACCATTGGTGAACCGCAGGGTGAGTGTGTAGAGCCTCATGACTGCTGCTCCTTGTCGAACGCTCCTTGCTCTTCAAGCTGCGAAATGATGCTATCGGCCAGCTCGAAGGAGTCACTACGCGAATAGACGCTGACAACCGCCCAGGCTGCGTAGCCGTACGCACCCCCGGTGAAGCTGTTGTCGCCGGTTTGGTAGCTCCAGCCCTTGCGATTGGCGCCCACGGTCAACTGGATGCCTGGAACGGTGTCGTCCTCGTTGGCGCGGTACTCGGGGCGGATGTCATTGCGCACGCTACGGACGAGGCGCGCCATCTGTGTGCGGAAGTTTCGCTTGTTCATGACCGCGCCACCCGCATCTGGTTCAAATAGATGATGCGAGCCGCATCAAACTCGGCGTCCGTAAAGAATACCTGGGCGTTGTAGGGGATATTGGCGATGAATCGGCGGGCTGTCGTCTTCATGGTGTGAATCCTGCTCATTGGTCAGTGATTGCGTGATGGGTGGAGCTTGCCACCAATGGGACGTTGGTGGCAAGTGAAGCACGTCACGGTTTGCTAACGGCGTCTACTCTGTGAAAACCACGTATCGCCTGCCTCACTGAGTATCCACTCACCCGTCTTCGGATGCCGCTCAATGTAGCCTTTCGCCTGCATCCAACCTACCGCGCCTATCTCATGCTTGCCGGTCCGTACCATGTCCAGGGCTTTCTCTTCGTCTGTTCGCTTCCGGTATTTTCTAGCCATTTTTATCGATCCTTGGGGTGGAAATAGATAAAATATCGATCTATAAGCTTAGTTATCAATGACTTGCGAATTAAAACGGGGGTCTTTATCGATCGCGTCTCACATCCGCACGCCGTGGCGCCGAGCACCGGGCCACGGCACTGTCGGTGGGACGCTAGCACAGGGCAGGCTAGGCCGCAACGGCAGTGGCCTCTTAGAACTATAATCCTTTAATAAATTGATAAAAGAATAAAAGTAGTAGTTAGTACAGTGGATTAGGGCTGAACGATGTTCGAGGTACCTTTTTCGGTCCGGATCAATCGATAAATTCGGGAATTATTTTCGCCCCTGAATAATTGGTGAATATTTACAGACAATTAACCCATACCGCTGTCCGTGGGGCGCCAGCGGACAGCGTATTTATATTGTCAAATTACGGATCGATAAACTGCGGATAGCCAAAATTCCCCGCTATTTATATTGTCAAATGCACTGACAGATATTCGGCTATTTATATTGTCAAATGCTACCAGACATAAGCGGCTACGAGCTGCGCTCTGTAGGAATCAGCCTACAGCGGCCACCCGACATAATACACGGCCTCCTGGGCGCGTTTCGCTTGACGGCGCGCGGGCGGTGTGCTATGCGGCTGCGAGCTGGCCGCGCGGCGCGGGGCGACGAAGGAGGGGGAGCCCCCCGCTGTGGGAAAATAGGGGGTTAGATTCCCGGTGCGCGCCGTGTTGCGCGGGAAGCCATCACCTATTTTAGACTAGTTAACATAATACACCACCCATCCCTTGCTGCAAAAAGCGGGCCACTATATCCTCGACATATGGAAACTAAATATGCCTACCACAAAGACGGAATCAGCATGACGCAGGACGAAGTATTTACACACACCCTGCTCGGTACCTTACCGCCGGAAATTCCAGCGCCCGCGACAACCGCGATCGACCGCGTGAGTAAAGCGAAAATAAGATTTGGCGTGGCGGAACTCACGGCGATGAACATCGACAACGTGCAGCGGTGGCTGACACAAATTGGCGACGGAATTGTCGACCCGAAAGATCCACAAAAATACTTGGTGCACCCCAGCCCCCGCAGCGCGATCGAATTATTTATCGAGCTACTGCAATTCAGCGTGCCGAAAATGAAAGCCGTGGCCATCGACGTGCGAGACGGCGAAGGGAATTTGCAAAAGCTGTCCGTGTCAGATCTGCAGTCCATTGTGAGTACGCAGTGACACCGGCCGACCGTAGGCAGGCCGCCGCGCTGGAGCTGCTCCGGCGCAAGCGTGCACAACAGTCGCTCCATTCGTTCGCGCTGTCCGTCGACATCCCGCTGTCACCCGTACCCGCGATGGAGGGTTTGGACGAGGACCTCATGGGTCCGGCCCGGCTCTACATGGCGAACGTCCATGCGTTGATCCTGGACCAGATGCAGTACACCCTGACGGAGCCCTACGCGCGGACCATGACGTTCACGCCGCCCGGCTGTGCGAAGTCGAGCTATGCCAACGCGGGGACAGCCTGGGCGCTTGGCCGCACTAATGCGACCCGGGGGATACTCACGAGTTACTCCGACGACATCGCGCACATGCAGTCCCGGCGCGTACAGACGATCGTGCGCCAGCAGTTGTATCGGAATATCTGGGACAATCCACTCGAATTGACGCGTGAGGCGGTCGGCGACTGGCAGCTCAGCAACGAGTCGGAATTGGTCGCTGCGGGTATCTTGGGCGGCATCACGTCCCGCCGCGCGAACTTCCTGATTATAGACGACCCGACGAAGAACCAGGAAGAAGCGGATTCCACCGCCACTCAGAAGCGGGTTATCGAGGAATATTCCTCGTCACTGACGACGCGACTCCTGCCCGGCGCCGGGGTTGGGCTGATTATGACACGTTGGAACGAGAACGATTTGGCCGGGCACATCCTCCCCGACAGTTGGGAGGGTGAGTCTGGCATGATCCGGTGTAAGGACGGCATGGACTGGCGCGTGTTATGTCTGCAGGCGAAGTGCGAGAGCAAGACAGACCCGCTCGGACGGCAGATTGGCGAGTACATATGGCCGGAGTTCTACCCGGCCCGACACTGGCAGATGTTTGAGAACCGCGCGGGGTTCGCAGCGCAGCGTGTTTGGTCGTCACTGTACCAGCAGCGGCCGAAACCGATGAACAACGAGGCGTGGGATCGGCGCTGGTTCAAGTGGGAGGACCCGAACACATGGCCGCCGTCCACTATGATGCGCCGGTTTATGACAACCGACTGGGCCGTGACGGAGAATTCCCGCTCTGACTGGTGTGCGTTCGGCGTGTGGGGCATCGACTACCTGGGCGAGTGGTACCTGTTAGATTCGTTCGAAGGTCAGGTTGATACTGACAAGTCGGTGCCGGAATTCCTGCGACTCGCGCGTATGAACGGTGTTAGAGAGGCATATGACGAGAAGGGCGTCATACATAACTCCATCGCGCCTGCGATCAACAAGGCGATGCGCAAGCCCGGCGCGTGGCGTGTTTTGTTGACTCCGATCCATGGCAGCGAGGACAAGGTCGCGAAGTGCGGTGCGTTCAAGGCGATGGCCTCCACCGGTATAGTTCACTTGCCAAGCAACGGGAAGTCCGCAGCATTTGCCGAGAAGATGTTCATGCAATTGGCCACCATGCCCGCCGCGCGCTGGGACGACCATGCCGACATGGCAGGTTTGGCGGGCCGCGTCCAGGACATCGTGTTGAACGGCAGCATGCCCGCGATCGAGGAAGAGCCGTTGAAGCCGTTCACGGCGAAGTGGGTTGAGTGGAGCGATGAGAAGCCGAAAAAGGTACGATATGTCTAGTGCAGCCGTGTTGATTGAGTATGCCCGCGCGTCCAGTATTGTCTTATGGTACAGCCGCGAACCGGACGGCCTTGTGCTGTGGACCTGGGCGCCGACGTACGCCCGGAAGTCGCGGCGCAAGATAATCGCCAAGTTGCTGCAGCGGCGCTACTTCGAGGTGATTGCGCTGTTGAAGCTTGCCACGTTGGAAACGAATAGTTGACCAGCACACCCCGGTTCGCTAAAGTCTATGCAAGTTCGCGCAAAGCGCCGCCTACGGAAGTCGCGTCAACGCTTCAGAACTTTACCGAAAGGTGCCCGACTAACACGGTTTGTTAGGGCCTCATGGCGGGTTACCACCAGCGGGCCGCCTCCTGCGGATGGCAGTAAGCCGACAGGTGCCCAAGGTTTTCAAGGGGTCACTTTCCGGGCGATGGGCCAGTCTCCAAAACTGTGCCGGTAAGGTTCGACACCTTAGACCCCTGCCACCTTGCATAATCCGTGCCAGCCATGTTACGGTTCGCCTCAAAGCGAGGATCTATGGCCGGACTCAAGCTGCAGGATATGAAAAAGGGCAAGAAGGAGCTGACGGGCAATCACGTCGGTGACTACAAGCCAAACCCCTACTCTTACGAGCATCGCGTCACGCTGGACGACTCCGCGCTGACGAAGCTCGGCGTCGATACGCCCAAGGTGGGCGATGTGTTCGACGTCATGGCGCACGGCCATGTGACTAGCGTCAGCCAAGATGAGGGCGAGAACGGCCGCAAATCCCGCCGAGTGGAACTCCAACTGAAGAAGATGGGCGCGCAGAAGCAGGCCAAGAAAGGCAAGAGCATGCTCGACGCCGTCAACGAAGGCATTGCGTCTGCGAAGGACGAGGATTGAATTATGTCACCTGAAGAAATTGAAGCTTTGATGGGCTCGGCTCCGGCCGCTCCTGCTCCCGAAGTGCCTGCCGGGGCTGTATCGCCAAGCGAGCCAATACCGGCCGTTGACCCCGATGCGCCGCGCGTCCGCCAGTACATCCCTTGCACTGGGCAGCAGATTCAGACGTTCCTGGCTGCAGTCAGCAATGGCATGAAGGATGCACACTATGCCAGCGAGCATGAAGTCAACGAATTCGTGAACGGTAAGCGGTAATGGCCGACGACGCCGCCGACCTGCTCGGTAATCTTGGCAACGACAGTGCCCCCGGCACTACGCCCGCACAGGGCGCTATGGGGGCCATGGACAAGGCACTTGCCGAGAAAGAAGGCGACGATCAGGCCGAGCTTGACCTCGTCAAGAAGTGGATGGACCAGTACAAGGCGGCCCGCGCGTTTGATTTGGCGGCCCGCGTGCAGTACGCAAAAGATCGCAAGTACGCCGCCGGGCTGGCCGATACGGCATGGGCATCGGACGCCAACTTGATCGGCGCGTTTATCGACATCCTCGTTTCATTCCTGTTCGCACAGAATCCCGATGTGTCCGTGCGCCCAGCCGAGAAGGTCGACGAGACGCCTGATGATACGATGACGAAGTTTGCTCAGACCTTGGAACTCGTGGTGTCCCGCTTGTGGAAGGATGGCAAGCTAAAACAGACCGGCAAAAAGTGGGTGCGCGCTGCGCTGTCCGTCGGCATGGGCTGGCTTAAGGGAACGTTTTTGACGCAACAGAGGCCCGCGCCGCAGTTGGATCAAGAGCTGTCGACCTATACCGACCAATTGGAACGCATTCAAGCCGAGCAGAAGGCGCTCACCGAAGACCAGAACGGGAACGATCTCGAAGCAAGGAAGCTGGCTATTCAAGAGGCCATTGTTGGCCTGAACGCGCGCAAGCAAAAGCAGACCCGCTACGGATTGATGTGTGACTTCGTGCGCTCCGAGGACGTCCAAGTGTCGCTCGACGTGTCCGACATCACCGAGTATACCGAGGCCGAATGGGTAAGCGTCGACCTATATGTTATGACGAATTCCCTGAAGTCGCGCTTCCCGCGCCTGACGGAAGATGACATAAAAGCTGCGGCCAAGTACTACCAGCGTAATGTCCCCCTCAAAGGTGATGGCGAGGAGCAGGTACTCGGCGACAGCTCGACTGATCCCGGCCAGTATTCGACGACCGCGCCGGATGGTCAAGGTGTTGGTCCCAGCGGCAGCTCCAAAGCGCAGTCGTTCGCCAAAGTTATCGAGATTTGGGACCGGAAAAACCAGCTCGTGCGCACCGTGGTAGACGGCGTCAAGAAATGGGCTGTAGAGCCTTATCCGCCGCCGCAAGCGACGGAGCGGTTTTACCCGCTATTCGGCTTGTGGTTCTACCCAGTAGACGGCCAGCGCCATCCACAGAGCCTTTCATGGCGTCTGCGGAAGTTGCAGGACGAATACAGTAGCACCCGGTCGGCGCAGACCCTCACGCGGAAGCGCTCTATTCCCGGAATCATCGTCAACGCGGGCGGCCTGGACCCGGACGAAATGAAGAAGCTGACGGAAGGGGTGCACGGGGAATTTATCGCACTACAGGGCACCGCAGGCGCACCCGTGGCGAACTTGTTTGCACAGAAACCGCAGCCGACGTACAACCCGCAGCTTTATGACACCGAGCCGACCCTGTCCGATATGGAGCGCATCTCGGGTGTACAAGAGGCGCTGTCCCAGTCTGCCGGTGCTGGTTCGAACGAGCCGAAGACGGCGACCGAAGCGCAGATTCAGCAGCAGGGATTCCAGAGCCGCACCGGTAACGACCGCGACCAGTTGGAATCCGGCCTAGATGAGCTGGCCCTGTATACGGCCGAGTGCTCCGTGCAGGAATGCCCGCTGTCCTGGGTGCAGCGCGTCGCCGGTCAGAACGCATTCTGGCTCGGCCCGAACGACGCGCCGGAACCTGATCCATTAACAGGCCAGCCGGGCGAGCCCAAGCCGGGCATGGACGTTGAAGACCTCCTAACCATGGTTGAGGTTGAGATTGACGCGGGCACGACCGGCAAGCCCAACACGGCCGCCGACAAAGCCAACTGGGCTACGATCCTGCCGCTGCTGGAAAACAGTCTGCTACAGATTCGCCAGTTCCAAGTCTCCGACCCTGACATGGCTCAAGTGTTGATCCGCGTCCTCGGCGAAACGCTGAAGCGCATGGACGATCGGCTCGACTTGGCCGCGTTCATCCCGCCCCCGCCACAGCCGGTTGTAGATCCGCTCACCGGCCAGCCGATTCCTCCCGGCATGGGCGCCCCTGGCGCAGTGCCCCCGGGCGGCGGTACTATCCCACTTGCTCCGGCTGCCGCTGTCCCGGGAGGCGCGCCGCCCGCACCTGTTCCTGCATAACACAATAGAGACCACCACATGGACCCAACCGAAAATGAAGAGATCGAGACGGACGTTGAAGGGGCTGACACCGACACAGGTGCGGAACTGGATACAGACGGCGCCGGTGCTGCCGGTAGTCAAGCGGATAACATGGCCGGAGACGGCGACGCCGGAGATGACAGCGCGGGAGTGGAAGGCGCAGTATCTGCAGAACCCAAATCCCTCGCCGAAGCCCTCGACGCCGGTCTAAACGCCGTTGCCAGTAAGGGCAAAGAGAAAGGCGAGAAAGCGAAAGGCGACGCAGATGACGGCGAAGGCGATGCCGCAAAGAAAGCTGCCGATGAGAAGGCAGCGGCTGACGGCAAAGAGGGTGAAGGCAAGCCCAAGACCGACGACAAGGATGGCAAAGGCGGCGATAAGCCCGACCATGTGAACGACCCTATTCCGCCGGGGGTGGCTGAGCGTACCCGTGAGCGTATCACGAGTTTGGTTGACGAAGTCAAGCAACTCCGGGAAGTCGCCGAGAACAATGGCGCCATGATCGGGGCGATTATGGAGACGGGCGCCACACCGGACGAGTTCGGCGCCATGGTGCAGTACCTGCATTGGACGCACACCGATGACCCCGTCATGCTGGAGAACGCTTACGCCCTGCTAAAGAGTGAGCTTGAGGGCGTGGCGCTGCGTCTTGGGAAGCCGCTCCCGGAAGTAGACTGGCTGACAGGCCATACCGACCTCGTGGACGCGGTAAAGAACGGCCTGACGACTCGCGACTTGGCCGTTGAGATGGCCATGACCCGCGCGCAGACGAAGCGCGTGCAGACTCAGGCGAGCGCCAAAGCCAGCAAGGTTGACGCGGCCAAGACTGCGGAGACAGAACGAGTTGCCGCGACAGTAGCCCTCGACACCCTTGGTGACGAGTTGGCAGCGGCCGACCCATTATATGCGCAGAAGGTTGCAGTCCTTACCCCGAAGTTGCAGGCGGAATTCAAGAAGATACCGCCCAGTCAGTGGAAAGCCAAGTTTCTGGAGGAGTACGCCAAATTGAAAGTGGCGCCGAAAGCGGCCCCGGCTCCGGTCATAAATAAACCGGCCAAAGGTCAGCCACTTAGGCCGTCTACCCCTTCCGGCGATGCCAAGAAGGCTCCCGGCTCCGCACTTGATGCGCTATCGTCAGCGATAGACGGGATGCGAGGCTGATGAGCTGCGGCGGTTGTGCCAAACGGCGCGCGTGGCTCAAAGCGCGCGCCGAGCAATTGAAAAGGATGGCACGCCGTGGTGATACCAAAAACGTTCCAGTTGGGGCCTCACCGGTGGACGGTACAGCCAATGCAAGGGTCGTTCGAAGAGGACGGCGACCTATGTAACGGGATTTGCGACTTCCAGACGCTCACCATTCGGGTGAACGTAGCGGCCCCTCCTTCCCTGGTACGTCACAGCTTCCTGCATGAAGTCATGCACGCGGTGCTATGGACCATTGGCAGCGAGTTAGCCACTAACGAGGGGTTCGTCGACTCCGTTGGCGCGATGCTTGCACAGGTCCTTGACAGTAGCGACATAATGTGATTTTATGCGCGGGCAAGCCTTATAGGTCGGTTAGCGGGACTCGCATCCCGTAGGCGCGTTAAACGTGACAGTCGCGCCGCTCACGAAGGCAAGGGATTTACCTTAACCTTTGGAGTATTAACCATGCCCTTTACCACTGAGCAGCTCACCTACGGTGCGAAAGCTGCAATCGACTATTTCCTCAAAAACGACCCCATTGACAACATCAATGTGGCCCGGCCGTTGATCGAGATGGCCATCGCTGGCAAGAAAGAATATGCCGGTGCACTGCAGTACGTTGTTGAGCAGCTTCGCTTCTCCAACGACAGCAACTTCCAGTCTTATTTCGGCCCGAGTCAGGTCACTTACAACCGTAAGCGGACGCTGAATCAGGCTAAGTACGTCTGGGGTTCGTTCCATGACGGCTTTGGCCTTGACGAAGACGAGCTGACTCAGAACGGGATTACTATGACGGAAGACAAGACGTCCACCCCGGATGACGCCGAGAAGGTCCAGTTGACCAATCTCCTCGAAGAGAACATGGAAACGCTAAAGCTGGGGTTCCAGGAGAACTTCGATTACATGTTGCACCGCGACGGCACCCAGTCGGCTACCGACATTCCCGGCCTGCCTGCACTGATCTCGCTGACCCCCGCCGCAGGCGTAGTCGGCGGCATCGACGCTTCGTTGACCGCCAATAGCTGGTGGAGGAATTACGTCAAGACCGGCATCCTCGCGGACGGCTCGGACATGATGGTTGAAATGGAGAAGGCATGGCGCGCGACGATTCGCGTTGGCGGCTCGCCCCCGGACTTCATTCTGGCCGGTGATACGTTCATCGATATCTACCGCAAGGCCGCGTCGACCACGACGTTTGGCGGAATTCAGCGGCAGGTCGTTGTGGGCGGCTCCGACGGCGTGAAGAAGGGTCAGACGCTTGACGGCGCCGTCGGTAACGGCGTGTCGACCGGCCTGTACTTCAAGGGCGTTGAGATCATCTGGGATCCCGTCTTCGCGACAATGGACACCCTGGACGCTCCGGCCACTCCGTGGGTAAAGCGCTGCTACTTCATCAACAAGAAGTACCTGAAGCTTCGCCCGATCAAGGGTCAGTGGCTCATCAGCCGTCGTCCGCCCCGCGTGTACGACCGTTACGTCCACTACTTCGGCCTCACGGCGAAGGCGGCCTTCACGACCGGCAAGCGCAACGCGCACGCCGTCCTGGCCACGGCGTAATCCGTACCATCAGCAACCAACGGCACCCCGCAAGGGGTGCCAAATTGAAAGGAAATTGACCATGCCAGTTCTACTCCCAGGCGTAAACGAGTCGATCGCAAACCGCGCTGTTCCTGCACAGCTCCCGGCTGCGGCGACCGAGACCATTCTGACGGGCTCCTCGATCGTGTTGACCAAACCCTTGGCGGTTGGCGACAAGTTCCGGTGGCGCGTCTCCATGACCAAGACAGCGGCCGGTACCGGCAACACTGCATTCCTCGTGAAGACGAACACTTCACAGACTGTAGCGACCGGCACCACGGGCGGCGCGGCAACGGCTCTGACGTTGACGGGCACCGTGGCGGAAACCGCTGCGATTGGCTCCGCGTTCGTAGAGATCGAGGTTGTCGTGCAGAAGGCCGACCCCACTACGGGCGTCGTCTTCGGCAAGTTGGAACAGTCCAGCAATGCGGGCGCGGCGGTTGGCTTCTCCAACCAGAGCGTAGCCGCCATCGGCACGGGCTTGGTTACCGACAACACCATCCAGGCCGTTGGCTTGGCGATCACCAGCGGCGCGGCCGACGTAGTGACTGTCAACTACGTGGAGGCAACCGCTTCGTAGTACGATGTCGACACGGCGGGCGGTAACTCCGGTGGAGGCCGCCCGCTTCTTTCTCAACCACACAGGATAAAAATCATGGCTATCAAGTTTGTCAAAGTTCGAGTTCACCGGGGCGAGGGCAACATCCACCAAGTCGTGGACAACTTCGCAGCCTGGGAAGTGCCGATTCTCGAAGCCGTTCACACAGCGGTCGAAGTTCTCGGCGAGATTGTCGTCAACCGCGCTCCGCCAGAAGCTGCCGACGAGTACGGCCGCCTGGAGGCCCGCTACGGCCGGTCGGAGAACGACGACGGCTCAAAGGGTATCCCATTTGTTGCTGCGGTTTACGGACAGCATGCGGTCGGCGTGGCAGCTCTACGGCGTGAGATTGCAGCCGCGACTACGGAAGACGCACCTGAGACCGGTGACGATCTTCTCGGAGCGCTGGCATAGTTTTCTGTGGTGGGTGAGTGTTCGCCCGGGTTCTAGTGCCCGGGCACTTTTTCGGAGACTGACATGAGCGACAGGCCCGGCCCATTTGTCGGCGGCGGACCGAAAGGGAAGAAAGGCTTTCCTATCGGCGACAAGAAGCACGCCCGTCTGGCGATTGGCGGGGCCACCCGCTCGTTCAATGCGGGCAACATCTCGGCATCGAAAGAGGCCGAGATCAAGGCCGCCGCTCGCAAGAAGCTCGGCCAAACTCTGGTGGGTAAGTGAGCACGGCGGTCTTAAAAGTTACCGCCGCCACGGCCGCCAGTCATGCCGCGCAAGGGTATGCACTGAACGGTATAAATACAGGCGGCGACAACTTCGGCACGATTGACACAACCGCCCTGTTTGAGGCGACAGTGGCCGGACTCAACATGGAGAACATTTCTCCGCTTGGGACGCTGATCGTTGACGTCGATTCGCTTCGATCGCAGAATTTTTTCACGTCTGTCACGTTTACGGACAAAAACGCTGTCACCCATGTTTTAAATGCGGCCGACGCCAACTATTCGCAGAATACCGGCCATACTCTGTGGGGATGGCTGCTGGGCGGAGCATTCAGCGCCTACCTGACCGACGGGGTCCAGTACACTTTCACTTTTGAGCGTGCAGACATGCCAACCGTAACTCTCGCTACTCCGACCGTGATAGACGGAACCGGTGTTTTGCTTGAATGGGCTCCATCCAGTCTAGGCTCCAGTATCGTTGAAGGCTACGCAGTTTACCGAGATGGGGAGCTGATTGCCAACGACTTGGATGCGGGGACGTTGAGCTATTCGGATCAGACGCTCACACCCAACACGCTGTTCACCTATCAAATTCACATGCACTTGGTGGAAGAGAACGACGTACTTTCTAACGAGCAGACGGTAACAACCGGCGATTTGATCGAGGCCTTTAACTGCGACTGCGAGTTGGTGTCCACTTACGACACGCTTGCGACGCTGCGCACCCAGATGGCCATTCAATGCGGGTATGCGGCCATGTCCGCAAACCTTCCGACAGGGCAGGCGACGGAATTTAACGAGTACCTGCGCAGCGCACAGAAGCAGCTTTACAAAAAGTACTTCCCGCAGCGAACGACCCGTTTTTTCCGCTGGACCATGGACCCCGGCCAGCGGTACTACGGAATCAGCGATTCTGAGGGAGACTGCGATTTGTTCATGGACCCCTTGGCAATCAAGTGGGTAGGGTTCGAAGACCTAAATCGGGCGTGGTATCGGCTTGTTGAAGGGATCGACCCGGTACACTACACCCGGGCCAACATCAATTTCGGCTGGCCGTCTCGCTACGAAATTCGCTCGTGCATTGAGATTTTCCCGGCGCCGCAAGCGGCGTACACACTGTGGGTGAAAGCTGACATAACATTGGCGCCGTTCTCGGCGGACTCCGATCGGCCGACGATTGACGACGAGGCGGTGCTGTTGTTCGCCACGGCCAATTGGCTGACCCGAAAAGGTAAGCCCGGAGCTGACGCGGCGATGGGCCAAGCGACTGCCCGCATTCAGGATTTGACGGCCCGGAAGCATGGGACATACCGATACGTCCCCCGCACTGTTGTTACAAATCCGGCAACTCCGCCGCGCTTCCTGCCACTTGGAAGTGAACCGGCATGAGTTCGCCTGTTCCACTTACCGTAGTTCAGGGCGGTATCACGCGCTTGCGCAACAAGGGTGCTGCGCTGCGCTCTTCACTCTACGATTTGACAAATGCCTACATTACGGCAGGGAAAACAGTCAAGGTGCGGCCGGGTACGTTCCGCCGTGCTACATCTGTCGGCACAAAAGGCTTGACTGCCTTCGGGGATGAGTTCCACGTATTCAGCGGTGGAATTCAAGCGGTGCCTGCCGGATATGTGAATAACATCCTCATTAACCCGGCCGACCCCCTGTCAGCTTTGCTACGCATTCATTTCGCCGCACCTTACATGGGGTTCCTGTACGTGGTGGCGGAGTTCGACACGGACCAAGAATCCGTGCAGCATTTCTGGCTGCAAAATTCAGGCTCATGGACCGCAGATACCATCCAATTTAACGGTAACTTCATTTTGCCCACTACGCCGAATGGCTTGGCGTACGCTGCGACGCGGTTGGTTGCACCTAACCCGGTTTGGCAGCCAAATATCACGATCGCAGTAAACGACCTTATCGAGCCGACTGTGTACAACGGCTTTATGTATAAAGCCCTGGCGGTCGCGGGGACCGCGCACACCGGCACTACAGAACCAGTCTGGCCCACGGACGAGAACGCCCAGATTCAGGAGTTCGGTGATTTCGACATAACGACCGGCGCTTCGGCGTCGAGCGCCACTGCGCCAACCCCTGGGAAAACAATCACTGACCGATACGGCAACGCGGGCGTGTTTGCGTCGACGATCGACACCAGCACGACGACTACTAACACTCCGACAGCCAACATTTCGGCACCGGTCGCGGTGTGGCAATCCGGCGCTCTGTACCAACCGGGCGCGGTCGTACGACCAAGCACGAGTCAAGGGGCGTTTGTAGACGCGATCCCTAACGGCGACTTCGAGTCCGGTGATACGGGATTTGACTATTCGTCGAGCCCGCCTGGGTCGCCGAACGTATCCATCATCATTGACCCCACGCACGCTTATCAGGGTACGCACGTCATGCAGGCGACCTTGAATCATCAGACCAGCACTGCAAGCATGCAGACGTTTGGGACAGTGATTGCCGGGCAAAGCGTGACGGCGAAGTGTCAGGTTAACCCGAACAATAGCGGCGCCGACTTGGGCATTCGCCTCAATCTTGCATGGTATGACAGCGGATCGACATTGATCACGCGAACGCAAGGGGCCATTCAGCAGGGGTCGGGCTATCGGGAGGCGAGCGTTACAGGCAATGCCCCTGCCAACGCCACGAAGGTCAAAGCCGAGATAGTGTTTACCACTGGCACAAACCCGTCGGGGTTCGGGTATGCCGACCTCCTTTCGTGGAATCTGGAGACGCCGATTGCAGTCAGTGAGTTTATGTTTGAAGCGGTGCAGACCAGCGTCGGAACATCCGGCAGCACCGAGCCGACTTGGCCGACAGTCGACGGCGCCACTGTTGTTGATAACACCGTCACGTGGAAGGCGGTAGGAACGTCGATTATTACGTGGGAGGCGCTACCCATTATGAAATCGGGCAGCAGCGAACCGATCTGGCCAACCGCGATCGGCGGTACCGTGGCGGACGGCAACATGACGTGGACTGCAGCCGATCGGAGTGTGCCGGAAGCTCCACATAGTAAAATCGTAGCAATCGCCGCCAGCAAAGTGTTCGCCGCTGACAATGACATAATCCGGTTTTGCGCGACAACCAACTGCCTGGATTGGACCAGTGAGAACGATGCAGGCTTCTTGCCGTTCGGCCTGCAGACCTACGGCTCGCAGCCGTGTGCCATGCTCGGCCTTTATCGGTCAAATCTCGCGGCGTTCAATGCGCTGGGCTATCAGGTGTGGCAGGTCGACGAAGACCCGGCCAACATGGCGTTGCTCGACGCCTCACCCGTACCGTCGACTTATGCAAAAGCCGGACAGCCGGTGCAAAATGACTTTGTTTTGCTGACTGCGGTTGGAATTAGGTCGCTCGGTATCGCGGGCGCCAGCACAAATATCCAGGCCGGTCAGTTCGGCAAGCAAGTCGACCCCTTGGTGAAGGATGCAATTAAGACCGGCGCTGAGCCGCGTGGGTTGTTCTACCCCGGAAGCGGACAGTATATGTGCTTTTTCGGCCCGCAAGCGTTCGTGCTCACGCTCAACGGCGGCTCGTCGGATATGAGCTGGTCACGATACATATTCCCCGAAAACCTAATCGACTGGACTGTGATGGACGGCACACTGTTCATCCGGACGGAAGCCGGACATATTTGGGAGTTCAGCGAAGATGCCCTGTACGACGACATTGTCGACGTCAACACACATGTCAACTTCACCGGCCTGATTTCCTGGCCGTTCCTGGACTATGGCGTGCTGGGCGGCATCAAAGACCTGGAGGGAGTGGACGTCGTCTGCACGGGTGAAGTTACCATAACCATCGGATTTGACCAAACCAACTTCGCGACCACGACACCGGCTTTTACGATATCTGGCGATACGCTGCCCGGGGTTGGTATGATCCCGTTCCCGCTCTCAGCGCCGAGCTACCAGTTAAACTTATTGTTCAGCGCGGGGCAGGCGTGGGAGTGGGAGGCCGCAAATATGTACGTGTCGCAGGTACCCTCCACATGAAACTGTCTCTTCGCCATTGCACCATGCTCGACCTTCTCACCGTCCACGGCGGTCTGTGCCCGGACGAGAAAGATCAGATTACCGCGCTCGGCCACTCACTGGACCCGAGCGAGTTCGCGTTTACCGTGTGGGATCTGGGCGGCCCGCGCCTCACGTTATGTGAGACGGAGACGCTCCAGCCTATTGCTGTGTTCGGTGCAGCGCCAGTCCAGCACGTTCCGGCTGAGTATACGCTTTGGATGTTCACGCTTGAGGATGCCTTTCGGCAGTTCGGCAAGGAGATTACCCAGAACGTCGGCCACGCCATGGTGGAGACCTTCAAAGAATTGAACGCCGAGCGGTTCGAGGTCGTGACTTTGGCACGGAGATTGCTTGCGCAGAAGTGGTATGTCAAACTGGGCTTTGAGAAAACTGGCAGTTTCGGATACGGCACAACGCCCCGGAATGAGTTTTTCGTCTACAGCTACACTGGGGAAAAGACATAATGTGTTTTGGCAGCCCGAACGATGCGAGCAAAGCCGCTCAGGCTCAGGAAGCACAACGGGCTGCGCAGATTGCGTCCAATGTCACGCAGATCAATTCCGCGTTCAAGAATCGCGGCGGTCAGTATGCCGACTACGCAAAGGCGCTGCAGGGACAGTATGAAACTGAACTCAATCGTCAGCAGGCTATTGCAGGCCGCAATAACAAGTTCGCTTTGGCCCGGTCCGGTCTCACTGGAGGCAGTGCTGCGGTCGACGCCGGGAAGCTTCTTAGCCAGGATATGCAGCGAGGCACCGTCAACGCCCAGCAGCAGGTTCAAGGAGCTACCGCCAAGCTCCAGGCATCCGATGAGGCCACTCGGCAGCAGATGATCTCCCTGGCCCAGGGCGGCGGTGACATTGGCGACGCGGCGACACAGACGGCCAACGGGCTGCGGGCGAATATCGGCAATGCGACGAACGCCAACGCCGCCCAGACCCTTGGTAACGTCTTCGGCGACGTGGCGACGAACTATACGAACATGAATACTGCCGCAGCGTTGCGGCGCGGAATCTACGCCGGATCGGCGCGCGCAGCTCTCTACGGCGGCCCAGTAGGCGGCGGTATGGGCGGCGGCGCGTCCATTGGCGGCAGCCTGGGAGGTACGAATTGAACACGGCACTAGCAGAAGTTTTCAAGCGGACTGAGCTTACCTGGGTGGAAAAGCTCGGCTACCTATCTGTCATATTCCGGGATAATGGCGGCGAGACTCAGTTTATGACATCACACCGCTTCGAACCCGGCGTTTACATCCGCGAAATTTTCGTCCCCAAAGGAATGTTTTTCATCGGCCGCGCGCATCGCTATGGACATAAGGTGACGCTCGACGCCGGACGCGTGCGACTTATTACGTGCACAACTGCTCAAGAGGCTGTTTCGGTCGAGCTGGAGGCTCCGCACGAGCTTATGACAGTGCCGTATTTCCAGACCGTTTTCGAGGCGCTCGACGACACTTGGGGTTCGACATATCACCCGAACCCGACGAACTCACGGAACATCGACGCCCTGGAAGCTGACATATTCCTACCGGCAGATGATATGTTTCGCATTGGTGAGTCTGTCGTAAATCGGAGATTGGAGGCGGCGGTATGACTGGCGCAGTAGTCGGTAGCGGTTCGGCATATGCAGCCCTCGCGGCAGGTACCGCTGCGGCCGTTGGCGCTGGCGTGCAGGGGTACGCCCAGAATCAGGCGCTGCGAAAGCAGGACCGCATCGCGGCCGACAGTATCCGCCAGCAGGGTCAAATCCAGAATCAAGCACAGGATGTTGTGCGGCAGACGATCCAGAAGAATGCGACCGAGCAGCAAGCCAATCTGCAGCAGAACCAGCAGAAGCAACAAGCGCAATATCTCGACGCGCTGCGCCGAGCCGCGCCGGTGCAGAACAGCTCTACCCCGGCGGTGGCCGGTGCCAGCAAGGCGTATGCGGACGCCGCTGCCAGCGCTCAGAAGGACAACGTGCAATTCGGTCGCACATTGGCGGGCCAGACTGCCGCGATCGACGCGCCGCAGCTCACGCAGCTTCAGACTCAGGAGGGGCTCGGCGACGCCGCCACACAGCTTGGGCTGATCAACGATACGTCAAATCGACAGGCGAACTTGGCCAAGCTCCGCGAGCAGGCGATAACGGCTAACCCGTGGCTGAACGCCGCCGGGCAGTTCATCAGCGGCGCCGGATCTGGGCTTGCGTCTGGAGGCGGTAAAAAGAAGGCGGCAACGAGCGGCGGAGCTGGCATAATGGCGGACAACGGACTCGGCGCGAGTCTCGGGATGAATGCGTAATGGCTAACGGATTCGCACAACTCGGCGCGGCCCTGACAGGGGGCGGTGTGCTGCCTGCAGAAATTGCGGAAGCTCAGGGACAGCAGCTCGGCGCGAATACGCAGAACGCCGTCGCTGAGGCGCAGTTGCGCCAGCAGAAGTTGCAGGCCCGGCAGAATTTCGCCAACGTGGCTCCGGATCTAGCGTCCGGGACACAGGATTCGGGCAAGCTCGGCGCTGTGCTCGCTGCCGCCGCGCAGGGTGAAATTCCGCTGGAGATGTTGGCCAAATCCGTTGGCGAGAACCAGCGGAATAACAGTTATGCCCAGATTGTAAATCCCGAGACGCCGGACGCGATTGTCGCACGGCATTTAGTGGCACAGGGTAAGCCGGGCCTCATTCACGAAGGTGCAGACCAGACCTACACCAACTCGTTGCATCCCGATCAGACGGTACAACAGACTCCATTGGGGCAGTCCCTCACACAGGGTCATGTTGATTTGCTGGGGGCACAGACCGGCGCTGCACAGGCCACAGCCAAGCTACACGACACACAGGCGGCTGCGGGCGGTTTCCGGCCGCAAGCGGGCGGCCCAGGCGGAATTAAGATCCCTTCAAACTACGGCATCGTACGGGACGAGAACGGCGACCAAGTTTTCGACGAGAACGGCAACCCGAAGTTGGTTCCGCTGACTGGCGGGGCCAAGGATATCAACTCACCACAGCCGATGGGTGCGGTGGCTGCACGTTACTTCCAGAATTCCATGAACGGCGGCTTGCAGGGTGCGACGGCACTGGCCAACGTCATGCGCCAGCCGAGCACGTCCACTGTGGGGCTGTTCTCCGACTTGAAGAACGGGCATACGCCGATTGAGGCCCTCACTCGGAACGCATTGACCGCAGTGACACCGGAAGAGGACCAGAACCTAAACACGATTATGTCGGGTTTGGAGCAGAATCTGGCGGTCGTCGATAACTCTGGCCGGGCACCGAATCAGACCTACGTGGAAGCAATGAGCCGCATTAAAGCATTGCCCGGCAATACCGTCGGTGCTCGCTTCTTGAAGCTGGCCGAAGCCCGACAAATATTGGAGAACGGCTTGCAGGCGTGGGAGGACAGCGCTTCTCTCAGCAACTTGCAGAAGGCCGCGTTGCAGCGCAATCTTCAGACGATCAAGGCCGCAATTCCTTTCACTGTGGAAGATGTGCAGACAGCATTGAGCCAAGCGCACCCCGCGCCCACGATTGGCGACAAGGCCAAGTCTTTCTTCGGTATCTCTTCAGGGGCCGGGGCGTCGGGTGCAACTGGGGCGCCCGCCCCTGTCGGCGCCCCGGCGTCTGGACCGCCGCCCGCTGCCTTGGCGCAACTCCAAGAGGGCCACGTTACTACGTTCGGTAATGGCCAGAAGTGGACTCTACAAGGCGGCCAGCCCGTCCAGGTGCAGTAATGGGCGAATGGGACGTTGTTGGCTCCGCTCCGCTCACCGCTTCGGCGCCCGCTGCGGCCGACCCTTGGGCGGTGGTGGCGCATACGCCCGCACCTTCCACGGATATACGCGATCGCGTATTTCAAGCGCTCGGCGACTTTACTCGGAGCACGCCGGGATACGGCGCGGCCGACTTGGCGACGCAAGGTGTTTCGCGTCTCGCCGGGAAAATTGCCGCTGGTGGCGCCGGACTTGTCCACGGTGCAGTGAATCTGGCGGGCGGCGATACTCAGACGACACCAGCGGACACCGTACGTTCAGTTGAGAGCGCTCCGGTATTCAATTACGAAGCCCAGAGCCCAGGCGCCAACGCGATCCGTAAAGTTGGCTCAGTCATCGCAGCGCCTTTCGAAGCTGCTGCGGCACCGATTGACAAGGCCGTGGCGAACGCCGGACCAGCAGTCTCTACGTTCGTCCCGGCGGCATCCGAGGCCATCCAGGACGTAGCGACTGTTTTGCCGCTGGGGGCGATCGGCCGAGCCGCGAAAGCCGCCGAGGGGGCGTCAGTCGTAGAAGGCGCCGCCAAACCGAGCGTGAAAGCTCCGCTGGGAACCGCCCGCAGCGCGGGGTACGAGGCCCCGCCAAGCGTTGTGCAAGCATCTAACCCAGCCGAGATAGTGC